CGAAACCTGGTGGCTCCCCCGATTGGACTCCAACCAAGAACCGTCCGATTAACAGGTGGACGAATTAACTATTGACCTGGCGGTTTATCTGTCTCTATGCGTTCTATGCGTCGCATTGAGCAGGGCTGACGTATTGAAGCTGTCCGGGGAACGGACATAAACCGGACACGGTTTCCTGCACTCCCGACCAGGGGGCTCCCTCGTGTTGCCGCGTTGATGACGCGCATTGCGGGTGGGGTTCCGGGGAGCAGGTACCTCGATGCCTTCAAGCATCGCATCCTTTACGACCCATCCGGCACCGGTGGCCGGGGTTGGATCGTCGGCAACTTCTGCATACGCGTCTGGGCCTGGTGGTGGGGCCGAAGCCGTGGACGGCGGGAGGCCGCGAGCGCCCGAGGCCGTCAAGGCCGCAGGGCACGAGAGCGGCAGCGGTCGGCTGGACATCGGCCACGGCGCAGGCCACACCACCNCCCCCCCCCCCCCCCCCCCCCCCCCCCCCCCCCCCCCCCCGCCAGCGGCGGGCTTGTTATATGTGCCAAAATGTCCGCACCCCCGATGACGGGGGACTTAGGCGGCAAGCGGAGTGGCGGGCTGTCGATGCGCTGGGCATGCGGTTCCCGAGCCCGCAACAGGTCGCCTCGGCTGCCGCGCTGTTCGACAAGGCGCTATCGTGGGCGGCGGATCGGGACCGGCAAGGTTGCGAACCTGAATCCGGCCGCTTCCGTATTACCGTGGGTCCTGGGGTGATACGGCTGGGCTGGACCAACCCGGTCCGCGCCGAGAAAGCCAGCCAGCGCGCCGTGGAACGCCGCGAACTGGACGTGTCCGACTGGCAGCACCGAGTCAATGACCTCCTGGCCAAAGCGAGCAGGCTAGATGCTCAGGCCGTCGTGACCCTGTCGCGACGGAGCCTTACCGAAATCGCCCCCGGCAGAACCGCACAGGTCATCACCAGCTGGTCGCGTAAGTCACGGTCCGCGATGTGCCGCACCTTCGCCGAACTCGACTACACCCCTTGGTGGAATCCGGGCGTATTCCGGCCATGATGACCTTCACCTATCCGGGCGACTGGGAGACCGTGGCCCCGGACGGGGCATCGGGAAGCGGCATATGGTGTTGTGGCGCAAACGCTTCCAACGCGAATACGACGAACCGGCCCGCTACATCTGGAAACTGGAGTTCCAGCGGCGAGGCGCACCATACATCCACCTGTGGATGACCCCACCCCTGTCTCCCGGCAAGTCCAGCCTGCCGTTCGCATCGTGGCTGTCCGAAACCTGGGCTGACATCGTGGATCACCCCGACAACGAACAAAAGCAGCGGCACCGGCTGGCCGGAACCGCCATCGACATCCTTTCGGGCCTACGCGCCTGCGATCCCAAACGTTGGCGATCTATTTCACCAAGCACTCATCCCCAAACAGTCACGGCGACAAGGAATACCAGCACATCGTGCCGGACGCCTGGCACAGCCCAGCAAGGGACCCGGCCGCTTCTGGGGCATCTACGGCCTGCGCAAGGCAACCGCTGTGACCGAAATCGCCCAAGACACCTACCTGACGGCGCGGCGCATCATCCGCCGCTGGTCACGTTCACAAGCCACCTACGCCAACCCCGCCAGCCGCTTCCCTACCGCCGTCGTCCCGCGCACCGCCCACCGCATCGTCCCACGAGTAGACCGCACCACCGGAATCGTCACGCGCCGCCGAGTCCGACGACGACGCCACCTATGCGACCAAGGCGGACTCAACGGCGGCTACGCCCTCGTCAACGACGGACCCAGTTTCGCCGCACAACTGGCCCGTGCCGTCGCCTGACGTTCCTTGCGTGTTCGTGAGCAGGCCCCGGAACGCAAAGTCAGGTGCGTGTATCGGCGCCGTGCACCGACGACTGCGCTAGCGGTGCGATTCAGCTCCTTGGCTGCATCCACAGCACGGATGTTCGGATCACAGGCGATAGCAATCTCCTCATCAGTCCAGGGCGTGCCGCGCCTGGTCGCGGTCGGAATCGTGTCCACCTGTGCTTGCCGAAAGAAGCTGCGGGCTCGAGCGTTATCCTCATCAGGATCGCGCGTCTGCGCGTAGAACTGTCGGCCGAACTGTCGACACGGCTCACACGTACAGCCGTGGAACCGCCACCCCAACAACGTTCCGTGAGCATCGGACGGCACCTTGCGGCCATAGCGGCGGCGCGCGTAATACACCGTGCCCACAGAGCGATTCAGCCGCTGCGCGACGTCGGCGGTGGACAGCGAAGCGTCCAACAACACCTCGATATCGGCTGGAGTCCAGCGTCGCCGCCGACCCGAATCGCCAGTGCGGCCATGGGAATACAGCGCCCGCGCCGAACGCACGGACCCCACCGTGCGGTTCAGGCGTTTGGCAGCCTCGGGCATCGTCAACGACCGATCCAGAGCTACCGTCAGATCGTCCTCGGACCATGGTGCCGGGTTGCGCTCTGCGTTGGGGTTCGGCACGCCCTCGGCATAGGCGATACGGGCCTGCTCGACCGCGCTAACTGATCGACTTAGGCGTTCGGCGATCTGGCGTGCTGTCAAAGACCCATCCCGCAACACTTCTAGATCAACTTCTGACCACCGTCGCATTCCGCGCCGTCCAGCCATGAGGGTGGAACCTTACTCTTGAGTCTCGGTGCATACCGTGAACCGGCGCACGGTATGAGTGTAGCCACCCGAAGGACAACCGGATGTGTCAGTTGCACTAGTGAGGATTTTTGTAGCCTTTTCCCGTTTGTCAGCTGATTTATCTGCGCAGGCGACCTTCTGCGGGATTGGTGTGATCATGCTAATGCAGGTCTGTTCATCCCAGTTGTAGTCAAGGCACGCAGTGTATTCGCGTCCTTGGAAGTTCCGGTAATAACGGCGATCAACGTCCTGAACGCACTCATTTGGAGTATTAGCAACCTGCATTATTCGGTAGTTGGCTTTAAAGTTACTGCAGTCCAATCGCTCAAATGTAGGATTGGCTGGCGTTCCTGCTAGCTGTCCGCAAGTTCCCACATCAGCACTCGTAGTATTCGCAGTGCGCACCTCGAAACCTGAAAGTATCGAAAAGAACGTGTCGTTCTTGGCCCCGGTAGTGGTGGTGGTAGTGGTAGTACACGCCACCACCAGTAATCCGATCACGGCACCGCATACAACCAATGCAGTCCTTGCAGAATTTTTTACACCTAAACGCATAATTGTGTTCGCGCTCTCCAGCTTGTTATGCGGCATTGAGGTCAAGGTAATCTTTCATGACATCGCAGTCTGGGCCCAGGTCGGCCGCTGACGAGTGATTCAGCGAGCGAACCCCGACCACCCAAGCGTCGTCGCGCCACACTGGATCATTCTTGGGGAAGTATCTGAGCATCACCTTGCCGGGCTTAGCCGTAGAGAAACAGGCTGCGTCCACGGTCCACGAATCGTCCAGATTCATCACTTCCTTCGCGTTCGGATCAGCTGTCCATCCGCCCACTTCGGAAAGAGTGACCTTCAACCTGCCTGAATTCAGAAGGCGAACAGCGTCCCCCCGGCTCTGCATAACCAGCTGTTCCCGGCGCACTGTCCCTGGCTGTGAAGCTAGGTCCCAACGGGCCGTGGGGGTCGAGACAGGCCCTTGCGTAACCTTCCACGCGGGTTGGGCTGAATCCGTAGCGACAGGTTTGATGAGTTCCTCGTTATGCCTAATCCAGCTCGACCGTGCCACGCAGTAGCCAATCAGCGCCACACACAGCACCGCCGCCAACGCGATACTGATAATCACACGTTCACGAACACGAGTCTTCACTTGAAATGCTCCTATGGGCATGTTGCCGGGATTTGGTTTCCTGCGGCATCCACAGCTGGAAGCCAGGCCCATGCCTTACCGGTAGCCTGATGAACGACCAAAGGAACAGCTTCAGACGGGCCACCGTTTGTGATCTGGTCGCCCCCGAGCAAGGTGCTGTGGATACTTCTAGTCATCCGAACCACATTCAGCGGAGTGTCGGTGTACTGCGGATAGAGTTCATACAGCAATCCTGGCGGCGCATTCAGCGGCAGATTTTGTGAAACAACATCCGTTACGCCCTTCGTTGTACTTCCGCTGATATTGCCGCTGATCGGACCCAACGAAGCGCCACCTTGCGCTGTAACGGTTGTTTGCACGGTATCTTGCACACCCACCTGAGCACTCGGCACAGCCCCACCAGGAATTATCGGACAGGCGTTTATCTGCTGTGGATGAGTCGCATGTACCTGTGGCCCATAGTTCTGGGACGTAACTGGTCCGTTGCTCTGTCCGCACAACCAGGACTGCGTCGTGTCCCACGAGAACAAACCTTGAGTCGAAGCTGATTCCGCAGCCCCAAGATATTGGAATCCCTGAGGGCACAAATTGGAATCGTTAGCTTCCCTATTGAATTCATTTTGGCCGTCTTTGCTTCTGAATTGCTGATCGCAACCCTCACACTCGACCACGCCGCCGTCACGACCCGGCTTTATCATCCCTGCCAGCAGGGCTCCACCGGCACCAGCTGTCTTAATTCCCATTTGAGCCAGTTGCATCGTGCTTCCCGCATTCTGGCATTGCCGCATCACGTCATTGTCATCCTGCTTTTCAGGCTGCTGCTGTTGCGTGGGAGCCTGACTCGGCTGTTGTGGCTGCTGCGGCTGCTGTTGTGGCTGCTGCGGCGAGTTCTGTTGCGGCGCCTGATAATCGGGGTTCGCTTTGCCGGGACCCTGCGTATAGGGAGTTGCGGTCTGATAGTCGGGCATCTGCGTTCCATGGGCGGGCTGCTGCCCCTGCTGGGACTGTTGTCCGGCCTGCTGACCTGGAACCTGTTGCGGCGCTTGCGGACTGCCGCTGTTGTAGATTGAGACGCCATTGTTCTGATCGAGCGGCGGCTGGTTGTTGCCGCCCTGGTAATCAGGCATTGAGCTGGGCATTTGCGGAGGCTGAAACTGCGAGCCATTCATCCCGCCGTCCATGCCGCCCGTTGGTCCCGGAGGTCCAGTTGGGTCCGCGGCCACGGTCGCGACCGCCGAGAATCCACTGCCAGGAGCGGTGTTGTCATCAACAATCTTCGCTCCACCGACAGCCAAGGCGACAATCGCCGCCACTGCCGACGCCCGCCGCAAACCGGCAGGCATTCTCCAACGACCCTTCTGAACCACGAAAATCACCGCCCCTTTCAACCGACGCTACACGCGCCCTTGAACGGATCATTGCACACATATGGTTGCCATGTCGAGGAAACTCCAGCTAACGAGTTTGCCAGATTTGCGACGACATACATCGCCCCTGGTAGACACGACATGCAGACACTTCCTCGACACCGCAATCTTGGAGCAACATCGTGCATGGGGGAACCACGGCTCGGTGGGCATAACCGAACGCGTTCGCCAGATCACCGTACCGACCGCATCTTGGCCTGGTCAGATAAATACCGGTCGTCGATGTGCCGCACCTTCGCCGAACTCGACTACTCGGGTAATGCACTGTCACCTGGCAATATAGAGAATCGGCTGTCAGTTGCCCCGATCATCTACGTATCGATGCGGTCTAGTTACTGTTCAGGGACTGGCTGTGTATCGCGGTACCGACCGGCTTTCTTGGGCGATGCGGCGTTGCGTGCGCGGTTGTTCGGCCCACCCCGCCCGCGTAGCTGTGCGCCTGCTTCGGTGAGTGCATCCTTCGGTGAGTGCATCATGGACGTAGCCGTAGGAATGGCCGTGGGCGGCGGCCAGGGTGCGGAACAAAGCAATCGTTGCTACGAAGCTCGCACCGCTGACCATCCACGACCTACGCCACACATACGCCAGCTTGGCCCGCAAGTCCGGCGCAGACCTGCGCTACGTGCAGAAGACCATGGGCCACTCCACGCCCACCGTGACCGCCAATGTCTACAGCGACCTCTACGCGGACGAACTCGACCACGTAGCCACTGGCCTCGACCAGCTCCACTCCGCCGAAACTCAGAATGCCAAGACCCGCGAAGACGACACACAGACCGGACAAGAGCCGGACAAATCAAATCAACCACAGAGTGCATAAAACCGCGTTTATGCAGGTCAAATTATTGCTCCCCCGCCTGGACTCGAACCAGGAACCGTCCGGTGGTTGGGCATGACAGCCGCTACCAGCGGGAAGCCCGACCAAAAGGTGTTAAACATGCACGACTACAAGAGATCCCCCGGAGTAACTAACAGTTCGGTAACTAAACGTAAGAGTGATAGCGGTACGGTCGTACCGATAGTAAATGTTCACCCTGTGTTTAATCATCCATACGCTCTCTCCGAAGACTGGGAGAGTGCGATCGGGGCATGGATTACGTGGCTTCGCATCGCAGGCATACCATCAACCACAATCCGCTTGCGGCGCGGCCACATTCGCATGGTGGCACGTACCAGCCAGACCAAAGGACCGGCACACGTCGACCTCGGCGTCTTGGTGCGAGTGTGCAGCGAACACCAATGGTCAAACGAGCACCGACGGGGCGTTCGACGCTCACTCATCATGTTCTTCGAGTGGGCGATCAGCGAGGGTCGGGTAGACGAGAATCCGGCCCTTGGACTGCCCAAGGTTCCTGGCGGGACGCCGAATCCGCGTCCGTGCCCAGAACACTTGTGGTCCGAGCTCGTTAGAACAGCTCCACCGCGAGAGAAAATGATGGTGCGTTTGGCCGGCGAGCTCGGAATGCGCCGGGCCGAGGTCGCAGTGTGCCATCGGGACGACCTGCTCCGCGACTCCACGGGCTTCGCCCTGCTGGTTCACGGCAAGGGAGGTCGTCAACGGCTACTGCCGATCACCGACAGTCTTGCTCATGCGATCATCGCGTTCTGTCCCGGCGGATACCTGTTCCCCGGTCAGGAGAACGGGCATCTGTCAGCGCACTACGTCGGCAAGCTGATCGGCAATCGGATGCCGCAGGGGTGGTCAATGCACAAGCTACGCCACCGCTTTGCGACCTTGGGATTGGCGGCTACCGGTGACCTGCTGGCGATGCGTGATGCCCTCGGGCACGCGAGCGTCGCCACGACGCAGCTGTACACCGCGTCGTATCCCGGAAAAGTCCGCGATGTCGTCGAGGCGGTGGCGGCTCCCCTGCCTCCGCACCTGACATCGGTCAAGACGTACCAGCGCGTGTAACTGTTCGAACTGTCCCTCCGCCCGAGGCCCGTACTTCTGCGCGGGCCTCGGGCGCCGATAGAAACGGGGGCTGACTCTCCGGCGGTACGAGAGTGCCGTCCGGTCGGATCACCCGGTATCCCAAAATCTCTTCGCCGCCAGCTGCGCGCGAGCGACTGCTACCGCACCCGCAGCCCACTAGAGCGCCCTCGCCAACTTCTCGCCGATCTGGTCCCGCACCGACTTCGGAGGCGGAACTACCTCGCGCACACGCGACATCGCCTTGTTCACTTCCATGAGGTGCGCCGCACGCGCCGCAGCTTCCTCCGCTGCCTGATTGGCCGCAGAGAGCCGTTCCATTCCCTTCACAACTCCCGCGGCCACCGCGTCCTGAATCTGGTCCGCTCGTAGCCCTGCTCCCCTGGTGGTGCCGATCTTGCTGGAGAGCCGACCGGAGGCCACCATCGCGAACGGCAATCCTTCATCGTCGGTCGTTCCGCCGGCACGGACATTGAACCCCGGCGTATTAACCGCCAGCGCGGCGACCAGTTCAAGACCCTGGCCGAAGTTACGCCAGTCGCCGGACAACGGTGCGGACAGGCCCATCTCGATCTGCTCGGGAGTGGCCCAGGGCGCAGCGACACCAGAGAACCAGATCCCGTGCTTGTCCTCGCCGACGCGCACGAGGGCGAATGCGGATCCGGCGTTGTCGTAGTGCGCTGCCGCGGGGATGGCCGGAAGCCGGGTATCCGCATGACCGCATCCCACCGTGAGGCGCCCCACGGGCAGCCTGGTGCCGTCGTCCAGACGGACTGCCGGGCTGGTGTGGAACTCGCGGTACCCGGAATTTGACTTGGGCACCAGTGTGCACGAGTCCTGGATACTGCGATGGCAAGTACCGAAGGCAGCGAGGTGCCCGTAGATTCGGCCGTTATCGTCGATGGTCGGCAATGTCAGACCCGAGAGCTTGGGGTCTTCGAACATCTTGCGGTCGTACACCTTTGGCGCAAATGCCTGCTGAGCGCTAGCCACAAGCGCCACCTCCCTCGGGCTGCGCTCGGCATCGAGACGCACACGGGTATCGAATGCGGGCGTGGAGACCATCGTCGCTCCCAGCAGCTTGGCCTTCGTGAAGTTGTAATACAGCTCGCCCTCGCCGAAGAACAGAGCATCGAAGATGGCGTCATCATCGAGTTCGTTGCCATCGGCGTCGGTGAAGGTGTAGTCGGCCGCTCCGAGATCGACAGAAGGATTCGACACGCCGTGTGCGTTCTGCATCGCCATCTCGTCGGCCTCGGGAGTGTTCAACAGGTACCCACTAGCCAGCAGCTTGTCACCCTCCACCCGGGCACTTTCGATGACGCCTACCGTGAACGAGTCGTCGTGGCCGCCCTTGGACTGTCGGCACCACATGAGCGGCTGAGGAAACGACCGGAACGACATCTCGATGTCCTTGGCGAACCGGCGACGGTCGTCGGTGTTCTCCCCGATGGGAGCGAGCGCCTGATCGGTGAATGTCCGGAACATCTCGGGCTCATCGGTGCTGGTCACCGTCACGATCGGCGTTCCGGCTGTCAGTGACTCGTCGGGCTGGATGTTCACGCCATCGGGCAGATCCTCGGCGTGGATGATTGTCCCGGCCTTATTCGCCAGATCGCTGGGCTTGATCTTCACGTGTCCTCCTGGGGTCGGTGCGACGGTAGCGCCGAGCGGTGCTCAGGCATCCACCACATCGGCGGTTAATTGGGCTTGTACCTGGCGCTTTACCTCAGCGCGCAGGACCTCAGGGTCGATCCCGTTCGCCGCGGTGAAGTCGTCGTCGAGAATGTCGTCCCATCCGCGAATCAGCTCGGCCACGTCTGCATCCGCAACCGGTTCCATCACCTTGTGAGCGCGATACATGGGTATTCCCCGAAGTCGATCCAGCTCGTCACGGGAGCGGCCACGGCGCCGCTTCGCAGCCAGCTCCAGCGCGCGACGGACGAGGAGTTCGACGATGCCGCCGGCCTCCTTGCCGACCGAGTCCTTCCGGCCGCGCTTTCCCTGGTCATAGCCTGGGCCCTTGTTCTCGGTATCGGGGTCATTGCCTTCATTGGTGGAACTCGAATCCCCACCGCTGTCAGCAGAATCCGAACCTCCGTCCGTATCCGAGCCGGGATTGAGAGCCGGGAAGTCGATCGCCTGGACCGAGTTGTCCAGCAGTGGTAGCAGCGTGGTGATCAACGCAGGTTCCTGAGACACCTTGTCCTGCGCCCACAGACGCCAACCCTCGATGGTGCTGAAGTTGTATCCGGTGTTGCCAAGGTTCAGGAAGTCCCGGTACGCCTCGGCGGTGATAGCACCGCGGTCAAACGCGTTGGTCGCGTCCTCGGATTTGTCGGGGTCCGCGGTGAGCTGACCGGCGTCGAACCACAGGACGTACTTGCGTGGGTCGACGCCTTCTCGCTCAAGTACTTTGTGGAACACCTGATCGTTAATCGCCTGGCAGATGGTCTCCATCACGGGGGCGATGTGCATCTGCACGTCGTTGTCGCCGATCTGCCACGCCGACCAGTGGTTCGTTGAGCTGCCAAGACCGAGAAGACGTTCCGGGCTCACCTCCAGCCCCATGGCTAGACGCGCGATGGCATCGTTGCGCGTTTTGATTGCGGTATCGGTGATCTCGGAGTCGAACCGGAGATGCTGCACCTTATCGATATGTTCGGCCGAGACGCTGGCGAAGATTGGAATCATCGCCGCGAAGCTGTCTTCATCCTCGAAGGACGCCTTCGCGACCTGGAACAACAGCTCTTGCAGCTCACGTACCGCCGGAATACCTTGCAGCGCCAATCCCGGATCAGGCGAGCCAGCGGGTTTGTCGGCACCGACAGGAGCATTCGAGTACGGCAGGCTCATCTCGTTCGGTACGAACACGATGCCGTTGCCGATCAATCGGCTGTTGTCGGCGTTGCGGATCTTCTTTGTGGTGCGGACGATCTCGTGCAGGGAGTCCATAGTTGCGCGCACTGGTGAGTCAGCTTCCTTGGCGCGGCGCGGACGCGGTATCCATACGCGGAAGATTGAATCCTGAGCGAGGTTAAGCTCGTACTCCTCACCGGTGGGAAGCTCGATGGAGACCTCTCGACCAGTCCGTTTGATTTCGTCGCGCGAGAGCGCCAGCCATGTGCCGGCCGGGGGCGAGTCCTCACGGAAGATGATGGCAATCCATACCTCGCCAGGCACAGACAGGCACTCCACAGCACGCTTGATCAGCTGCGAGCGTCCAAGCTGATTGCCCGCCATCGCATTAACAATGTCGTTGACACGCTGGTTGCTGCACTTCCCCGTGGGGGCGCCTTTGTCGTCGAGTTCGGAGGCGATCAGGTGGACGCGGGAGCATCCGGCCGATCTCCAGCCCACGTAGTAGCGCAGCTCGCCAACGGAATCGAGCATGTCCCAGGCTTCGTTCTGCCAACCCGCACGACCAGCTGCGACCTGGTGCCTAAATGTCTTGGACGGGTTGTGGACTGGAGCGCTCGCAGCGACAAGGGACTTCCCGGCAGCACTCCGGGGACGCCGAACGATCCGCAGGTCAGGAGCCGCCACGCCGCCACGGTAGCGGTGGGCCGTGCTCAGCTCTCTACAGTCTGGTACTCGATCTCATCGTCTTGGAACCAAGGCGCCGCCATTCCGACGATCTGGGAGCACGCGAGCCCGACCGGAAGAACTGCCCACCACGGCCACCCGAGGACCAGCACGGCGGCAACGGCGCCCGCGAGCGACAGCCACATCCCCACGCACCACGGGCACTCCAAGAAGTCGCTGAGCACTGCCCACCGGTGACGTTCGGCGGCTGAACGCTCGCCATCACGAGCCTTGCGCGCGACCGCGATCCGGGGAGCGTCCAGGATCGTGTCGGCGTTGATCAGCCGGGTCAACCGCATCACCGCGAAAACGTAGATTGCGAGTACCAGTCCGATGTTCATGCTCGGCAGGCTACCACATACTACCTATAAGGTGTGGTAGTATCTGCGCATGGTCAGAGTCATTGGAATCGATAGCTCCCTCACTGGAACTGGACTCGTCCGGGTCGACTGGAAAGACACCGGCTGGACTGCGAAAACCCATCTGACGACGACTAAGCCAAAAGACGGCAGCCACGCCTATACGAGCCACAGAATCAAGACCATCATGGCTCCGATCGTGGCCGAGCTCGAGATGCTGCCTTCGCTGATCGTTCTGGAGGCCCCGGCCCTTGCCAAGGTCGGCGGACACAACCACGACCGAAGCTGGCTGTGGGGCAAGATCTTCGACGCGTGCATGGACCGCCGCATACCAATAATCACCCCGACGCCCAACCAACGCGCGCAGTACGCGACCGGGGCGGGGAATGCCGGTAAGGACGTCGTGCTCGCCGCGTCGATCCGGCGCTGGCCGCAGGTGGACATCGTCGATAACAACATCGCCGACGCGATGGTGCTGGCCGCCATCGGATGCCGCGTGCTTGGACATCCAATCGACTCAGTGACACCGGATCACTACATCTCGAAATCGGGTAAGAGCAAGGGCAATTGGATCGAAAGGATGGCCGCCTGATGGGCACCTACGCCGAAAACACAAGCGTCAGCTCCGAGAAATCTCGTGCCGAAATCGAGCGCACCTTGACGCGCTGGGGTGCCTCTCAGTTCATGTACGGATGGGACTCGGGCGACCCGGCCTCGGCCATCGTCGGATTCGTGGTCCGAGACCGACAGATCCGGTTCATGCTCACCATGCCCGATAGGAACAGCCCCGAGTTCACGATGAGCGCCCACAAACCACCTCGCCCACGCACTCCTGCGCAACGAGAAGAGGCGTACGAGCAGGCTGTCCGGCAGCGCTGGCGCGCACTGAATCTCGTGATCAAGGCCAAGTTGGAGGCAGTGGAGTCAGGTATCTCGACGTTCGACTCCGAGTTCCTTGCGCAGTTGGTCCTGCCTAACGGACAGACCGTCGGTGCCGAGATAGTGCCATGGGTCGCGGAGGCATACGAGACGAATCGGATGCCGGCGCTCCTCCCCGACTACGAGCCGAAGGCGATCAGCGCGTGAACGAGCAGCGTTACGTCGAGAGCATTTCGACCCGGCCAGCAACTGAGCTGGTGGTAGTCACCGGCCCTTACGGCGGGTCCTCAGAAGGCGTGACCTTCACGGCATCTGACGAGCGGGCCGACGCGTCCGTGACGTTGACACGCGAAAACATCGAGCGGCTCTACATCCAACTCGGAACGTGGCTGGAGGCCACGAGATGACGTTCACCAATGCCGAAGGTGATCGGGTCGTGACTCAAATGTGCACTTGGCCGGAATGCTCGTGCTCCTGGCGTAGAAGCGCGTGTCTGCTGCCGTCTCGCGAGGGCACGGTTACCCTCGGCGACCGCATACCGGCCACGCGCCGATCCCCTGAGACCTCAGCACGTTCTCCGCGACACGAATCTGCTCGGCGCGCGAAGCGTGATGTGGCATCCCGGATCCGCCGTTGGCTCGCCACGTCCCCAGAGTGAACTGGAGCCCGCCGTAGAAGCCGTTGCCGGTGTTGATGGCCCAGTTCCCACCGCTCTCGCAGGAAGCGATGGCGTCCCAGTTGACCGAATCAGCATGAGCATGTGCAACGAAAGTTGAAGTTGCGGCTGCAAATACAACTGAAACGGCGATTAGCTTTAACTTCGTCATGGGTCGGAGACCCTGGCAGCCGACCCTGCACCCGCAGCTACGTTCGCCTGCCAAACGGCAGGCCAGAGGGCGTGCCGCGCAATGAACGGGTGAGCCAATCCGGTACCGATCCGGGGCCCTTCCCATGAAGCGGCGAAGCGAACTCGGTCATCGACGACCCGAGCTTGGCCAGACGCCAGTGAGCCATCACCGCGGCGGCCACCCGGTCCGGGCAGTGCTGACCCACCTGCCAGTCGGCCGCCTGGTCCTCGAATACGCCGAGTTTGTACTCGACGGTGCGCGCAGTTTTGATCTCGAATGCCTGGCGCAAAGCGGCAGCTCTGCCCACGGGATCGCCTGCCTCCGTGTATTTGACGATGACGAAGGGCATCGTCGGCACGAGCGCCTGTAGCTCTACGCGAGAGAGGTTTTCGCCGGCGGCGAGCCGCTCCCGCGCTGTCTTGTTCATGTCGACCCACGCTCGCTTGAGCACCGATTCGTAGGTCTTGTATGTGGAGTAGCCCTCCAAGACGATCTCGCGGGCACCGATCGTGAGGGCAAGCTCAACGGCCTTCTTGCCCCATTGGTCTGACGTGTGAAGCCCTGACCAGTCCTCCGTCAAAATAGTCGTACCAACCCCGGCTAGTACGCCACCGATAATTCCGGTCTCATCGCCCTCGCCAGAATCGGCAGGATCAACAGCGACCACCGCGGCGACGGGGTGCTCGGGAAGTGTGTCGACGCGGGGCTCGAACCACTTCCGCTCGAACAGCCCGCCCTCGGGATTGCGCGGGCTGCCCTGATACAGCGCGTACCAAGTACGCTCACCGACATTGCGTCGCGTGGCCTCGAACTCCTCGCGGGTGCGGCCACGCGCGGAGACCATGACCTCGCCCGGGGCCCTGCCCAACGAGTCGGGAATTCCTTCCTCGGCGATGGCCGGGATGTTGATGTACCGCCACGTGCGCAGATCGCGGGGGAACGAGCGCTCCGCGGCGAGCGTCTTGCCACTCAAATCTTCTGGATGCCATCGGGTCTGGATGAGGATGATCGATGCCTCGGGAGACAGACGCGTCAACGCGACCGAACTCATCCACTCGTCTACCTTTCGGCGATGGGTCGCCGAGTCAGCTTCCTGCATGTTCTTGTACGGGTCATCGATGATGAGAAGGTCCGCGGCGCGGCCGGTCACCGCGGACCCGAGACCAACAGCGACCAGCCCGCCCTTCCCGCCGTCGATCTGCCAGGCGTCGATTCGCCGGGTCTTGGCACTGATCTTGAGCCCGAGCTTGTCTTCGACCTCAGCGCCGGTCAGCGGGTCAACGACGCCGCCGCCGTGCGCCAGGATGACGTTTCGGCAGTTCTGGCTGTGGGTATGTGCCAGGTCGTCGCCGTAGGAGGCCAAGATGATTCGGCGGTTGGGATTGAGCTGCCAGGCGCGGATGGGCGTCCAGACCGCACACGTGGTGCTCTTGCCCTCCTGCGGCGGCATCGAGACCATCAGATTGCGCCGGGGCGCGGCGAGCACCGTTTCAATCGCGTTGGCGATCAGGTCAATGGCAGGGGTGACGACGAAATCCGGGTCCACGGCCGATGCCAGTTCTGCAACGTTGCGGTATCGCGCACGGATCTTGGCGCGGGCGTCGGCAGACTCGAGGTATTTGAGGACCGCGGCTTTCTGCTCCGGGCGCCAATTCCTTGCCTCGGCATAGATTTTGGCGGCCCGCTCTGATGAGAACGTGCTATCCCCTGTCGGTACGTCCGTCGAGGTAGAGGCCACGGCAGGCAGGGTAGGCAGCTGGGCTGCAGTCCTATATAATACCTATAAGTAGAGGTAGTATTGACGTGGAAAGGCTGGTGCTCGTGACCCTCTCGGACTACAACGGGTTTCCCGGGAAGATGCGCGAAGCCGTCGGCCGGCGCATGACGAAACGGTGGAACAGCGGCGAGAGTGCCCGGCCGTCCGTGTGTGCGGCGTGTGGCCAGACCGAGGGCGCAATCCACGGGCACAACGAGGACTACAGCACCGAGGATGTCTACCTGCCACTGTGCATCACCTGCCACCTGGTGCTGCACATGCGCTTCCACAATGCTGAGCTGTGGGAGCTGTACAAGAAGGCCGTTCGACACGGATTCCGTGGAGAGCCCCTGGAGCAGCGCAACGCGCTGTACGCAATTAAGCAGCGCTACGACGTCAGGCGCCCCGAGAGCTTCCCCGGCGAGTACATCAACGACGAGCGATCAGCCACCGTCCTGGACATGATTTGTCCAATCAAGATCGTCCACCCGAACGCTCCAGTAGGGTGACCGCCGTGAAGCTGCGTTTCCCGATCCTCGCGATTGTGTTGGCCCTGTTAGGTCCGGCTGTCGGGTTCGTGCGTTCGCCTCTGGAATGGCTCATCGTGGCTTGCGCGCTGGTTGCGGGGATTCTCGGGCTGATTATCGGGATCAAGAACGGCGAATCGTTCTGATCAGGTGAGCACGGTGCGGGCCGTCGAATGCCTTGGGAGTCCAGGCATCTCCGAGCGCGTCGATCTCCTGCTCCAGCGTCGGCAGGCGGTGCGTGGCGTGCTTGCGCGGCGCCCGGCCTTCCAGGAACAGGTGCTCGACGCCGCCATCCACCAGCACACTGGACAGGATCGCGGGCGTCACGCCGTAATCGTCCAGCTCGGGAAGCACGCGGCGGGCGACGACCACCTTGACCCCGTACATGTCCACTGAGATCGCGAAGTCGCCCCGAATCTCCACCGGCAACAGCTGATGCCGATACACCTCGGGGCCGTCGGCGGGCAGCTCTCCCCTCGTATAGGTGGCGGCCTCGCGCCCGGCGGCCACAGCTGCCCTGCTGGACTCGATGCCGAACACCTTGTAGCCGCTATCCCAAAGACGCCGGGTGAGCAGGCCCGTCGAGCTGCCCAGATCCATCACCACGCCAACGTCGGGGGTGACCCCGGAAGTAATCAGACGGAAAATGCCGTCGTGAATCGCCGGGAACTTGCCAGTGGCCTTCCAAGCGTCGAGATACTCAGCCGAGTTGAACCGGGTGTCGCTCACCAGAACCGCCCGCAGCGTTCACAAACGTAGCCGGGAGCGAACGGAGCAAGACTCCACCCGACTGACCGCCGATTGTGTCCACGCAGCCAGCAGATCGGAGCGAGAAGCCATGTCATGCTTTCTCAGCCTTCGGATACCACGCATTCGAGTAGGCGTGGTTCTTAATGTTCTTGGCGGCGAACACGCCTTCCTGCGCGAGCAGGTCCACTTCGTCCTTGGTGCCGCCGATCTCGGCCGCGATCGTGGCGCGATCGATTCCGTGCTCCTCGATGAGCTCGCGCACGATGGCGCTCATCTCGACGGCGATGTGAGTTCCCTTCGCGCGGTTGATACGGATGGTCATCAGCATCGCGGTCGGCCGGTCTACGTGCAGGACGGCCACCGGCACCCGGCCTCGCCAACGCTTGCGCACCGGGTTTGAGTCTTGCGACAGACGCCAACGGTGGAATCCGTCAATGATGAGCCGCTCGGGATTGACGAGCAAGGGCTGTAGCCATCCGGTCGAGAGCAGAGACCGTTCGAGAAGTCGCAACTCGGCCATATGCACTCGGTTGGGGTTCCAGGTGTTTGCGTCGAGGGTGTCGGCTGGCACCCATCGTATGCGGTCAATGGGGTCTCCCTCCGAGACAGGCAGCAGCGGAAGCCCTGCCGCGTTAAGTACAGGCCGCGCGGTGATTGGATCGTCCGAGTCCCAGAGCTTCATGCGCGCCGCCGCGCTTCGAGCTCCGCGATCTCGCGCTGCAGTTCCTTGTTTTCCTCGTGCTGTCGCAAGAAATCTCGGCGATCTCGTAGCCGGACGTTTTCAAGATGGACGCGACGCTTCTCGTCGTAGTCCGGGTCTTGCCTGCGCCGCATCGCGAGGTAGTCGTCATTTGTCGGCTCAGGGTCTTTCCGTGGCCAGAACCTCATACCTTCGCCTTCCGTCGTGCTGATTGCTGCTCTTTCGACAGCGCGGTGATGGACCGTTTGTATGCCCCGGCCATGAACTGAGTGAGCACGTAGTCGCTCGGGTAAGACTCGGGGGTCTTGGCCTGTTTGATCCGAATCGAGCGCAGTTCCTTGAGCGCCTTGGCCTTCTGCTGCTCATCGTCGATAGTGTCGTCGATCCACGCCTGCACGCCATCCAGTGAGGCCCCGTACCGCTGGATGATGCCGCGGCGGTCCAGCTCGCTGTAATACCGCTCCTGTACCGCCATCTCGGGGAACAGCGCGATCACCTGGTCGTAGAACGTTGGCTCGTAGGCGCGGATGTTGTCGAACCGCTTCGCGCGCTCGGCGTGCAGTGGCGTTGATACCCGCAGCGGTTCCTTCGCCCAGAGCTGCGCGTCGTACGTTGGGCAGTAACGGATGTCGTAGTCGTAGAAGTAGCGGAAGACGTCGTCCTCTTGCCAATCGAAGATCGGCTTGACCGTGAATACTCGAGGATCTGCGGTGGTGTTGATGTAGTTCTCGGTGAGCTTGGCCGTCAGCGCCCGGAAGCGCATCAGCGACTCCGCGGCGCGGACGCCGGTCACCATAGCGACCTTGCCCTTCTCCCCCTTGGCCGCGAGCGTGTCCATCGAGTACTGGTCGTACACCCGGTCATTAGGCAGGCCGAGGGATGCTGGCGTAATCGCCCACTCGGGCTCTGACCGGATGTGTTCGCGGTTCGGGTCCCACTGGACGTATTGCGTGCTGGTACCGAGGATGTATTTAGTCGACGCCAATGGCATGCAGTACCAGCGCAAATCTATCCAGTCGAGTTGGCGGTACTCGTCGACGAACTGCACCACCGAGTCCGGTATCAGTTCCTCGTCGCGGAACACCACCTTGATCGGCCGCTCGGCGCCGCGCTCCAGCGCGACCTGGCGCGCCAGGTGCACGCACACCAGCGAGTCCTTGCCGCCCGAGAACGCCACCAGCACGGTGTCGAATACGTCGTAGATGTGGTGCATTCGCCGCCGGGCTTCGTCGAGCACATTGGCGTCGATGAAATCCCGGACGTGCTTGATCCGGCTCACCCGAGCTCCTCGATGTAGTGGGTGATCCGTTCTCCCGGCGTCAGATCCGGGAGGGTGCGGCGAAGCCAGTTCACGAATTCGGTCCACACGATCTTCTGGTCGGCGGAGTCGAACACGATGTCGTAGGAGATGACCGGGTTGCCGCGGCCGGCAGACTCGGCGGGAGGTTCGTCATCAGCGTCAAGGCCGAGATCGACCTCGACGTCCGTACCGAGACTCGTCGCGCTGATCGCATCCAAGTCCTCCGCCGTGTACCCGAGGCCGGTCAGATCATGGCTCACGTCGGACAGCAGATCGGCCAGCGCCTTGGAGTCGTACGTGCCCTTCTCACTGGTCCGGTTGTCAGCCAGGACGATTCGTTTGGCCTGGTCCTCGTCGACATCGACCCAGTGGACCAGGATCGCGTTCCAGCGGGCATCCTCGGGTTCATCGCCAGCGAGCTTGCGGAATGCCTTGAGCGTGTGGTTACCGGCCAACACCTCGTTTGGCCGGCCTGTGTGGGTGCCGATGTTGGCGGTGATCGGGCGGTACTGTCCATGGGCCTTGAGGCTTGCGACCACCGAATCCACGTTGCCCTTGCGAGGGTTGCGGTGGTAGTTGCGCAGAGATGACGGTGCGACCGCGACAGTTGAACCGGCGGCCGGTTTAGTTGAAGGACGCCGCGGCATCAGACCCCCTCCCCTGCCGTGTCTTTGAGGTGCTCGGTGATACGTTCGGCCACCGTCATGCCGGTGTCCGGGTACTGGTCCTTGAGTAGCTTGATGAAGCCGAACCATGCGTCCTGCTGATTTTCGTCGTCGAACACGATGGTGTAGCGAATCGCCTTGTCGTCAGAGTCATCACCTGGGAGAGCAGGTGCGTCGTCACCGCGGTCCCCGAGTCCAACGATCCGGTTGATCGCCGCCTCCAGGTCGTCCAGATCAGAGTCGCTGTATCCGGTGCCGGTCGTGCCGACCTCGTTGAGCAGCTCCACCAGCTCGGCGACGTCGAATCCACCGTCCTCGAAGCTGCGGTTGTCCACCAGCACGATGCGGGTAGCCATCTCGTCGTCCACGTCGACCCAGTGGACAGCGATTTTGCTCCATTGATCGTCAAAAGGGTTCTGCTCAGCCAGGTTTCGGAATGCCTTGAGCGTGTGGTTGCCGGCGAGTACTTCATTCGGACGGCCGGTCTTCGTCCCGATGTTGACGCATAAGGGCTTGAACTGCCCGTTTGCCTTGAGTGATCCCATGACTGCATCCACGTCGCCGACGCGGGCATTGCGGTGATAGATCGAGAGTTCAGCAGGGCTGACCCTGGTCGTGGTGCCAACAAGCACCGATGGTTCAGAGGCCATGGCGCGAGGGTAAACACCGCAGGTGCATGTCGGTCGACCTGCGAAAAGTACTCGATCTGTCCAATTGACAGTACCTATAGTGCTAGGTATTATAAGCAGTGCCAAGAGGTTGGGACTAAACCCACCTAAGAAGGGAGTAAACCCATGTCATCGGCTGAATCAGCCACCAAGACTCCGCTCAGTGTAGGACGAAAGACGTTCCTGCACTGTGTTTTCACTACAGCCATCGAGGGCGGCATTCAGCACTGGGCTCGGGTTCACATGTACCACTGGGGTAACCGGAGCGGCAAGCAGGTCGAAGACGACCTAGACGGCTTCTATGCAGTGATCCGATCCGCAGAAGCCGATATCGACGACGAGAACAACACGGGTTGGGGCATTGCCGGGCTAGAACACGAGCACACCTTGCGCATCGACCTCAACGTCATCGAACGTGGGACGAACCTGTTCGCCCGATACTGCCGCGGCGAAGTCAACTCCCACGGGATCGACGTCCCCGAGGAACAGCGCAAGCCGCTGGCCGACGACGCCTACTGGCGACAGTTCCTCGCCGCCGAAGCCACCCACGGGGAGCAAGGCGACTACGACGCGCTGGTGGCCGACAACATCGTGCAGTTCGGCCTGTTCGGAAGTCTGGTCTACGGATGAGCGACAAGACACCTCGGTTCACCAACATCGGGGACATCCGACGCGCCAACAAGAAGGCGGGACTGTTCTGGTTCTCCCCCTCCACCATCGCGGCGCATGGCGCAAGAGTTGAGAGCCGCATCTACGACGAGGGCGTCAGTGAGGACTACCCCGAGGGATCGCGAGTCTGGGTCGAATCCCGGCGGAATTTCGACGGCACAGCGCGTGAGCACCTGATCGCCCGATTCAACGTCGAGACCTCCGACATCTCGTACGTCCACATCGACTACACGAACTTGGTTTTCGACTCCGCCAAGAGGGCCGAGAAGCACATCACCGAAAACATGCTTGGAGGCGGCCATGGATCCGAATGAGGCGCTGGTGAAGCTGCGCGCGATGGTCCACGCCGAGCGCGCAATCGACAGCAGGTGGACACCCGAGTACGCCAACCAGCGATGCGCACTGTGGGCCGAACAGTTCAACGCGCTGGATGAGTGGCTTTCGAAAAGCGGTTCCCTACCGACAGGTTGGGCGCCGCAGGACGCGCAGGAAGCTCTGGCTCTATACCGGGAGTATCACGAGTGCGAAGGCGATCGCGAGGACGAAGACGATAAGCGGTGGGACTTCATCGATGCCGCACTCTCGGTGCTCAAGCAGCTGGCCGGCGTCACAGACGAGGAGTTGGTCAATGGCTGACATCAAATCAGCGAGCCCGGAGGCCGAAGCCCGCTTCGCCTTGATCAGCACGCTTGACGATCTCACCTACAGCGGGGCCGCCGGTCCGGTGCCAGGCATCGGATTGAACCAGAGCGAGGCCGAATTCCTCGCTGAGGTAACTGATTGGATCGGCGAACTAGGCAAGGCGCTGGTCCGGGTCCGCGAGTCCGTCACAGACGTGATCGATGAGCTGGAGACATTGCGCTCGCAGCAACGTTCAGTCCGGGCCTTCCTTGGCCTCAACAGTCCAGCAGAAGACGACTGAGCGTGGACATCGCGGCCAGCGTCACTCAGACCGAGCCCGACGGCACCAAGTCCCAGGCCCAAGTCATCGTCAACAGCACCGGCAACGTCGTCCAGATGGGCGGGGAGAACACGATCGACGCCAGCGACGGCGACCTCGGCGAGCTACTGGCGTGCTTCGCCAGAGTCGCTGCAGACATTGAAGATTCGGAGGACGCACCATGACCGATACACCAACGCGCAACACCGAGCTAATGCTCAGAGTATGGACTCACCTGACCGAGCACCCCGAGGCTCACAACCAGCGCAACTGGGGTGAGCGCCCATGGGACATCGTGGACATCCATGCGCCGGACGCTGAGATCACCTACGAGAATGTCTGCGGCACAAAGATGTGCCTGTGTGGTGACGCCATGCTGCTATCAGGGTATCGGCTCGGCTATTTCAAGAGGCGTGCGCGTGCATCGGGCTTCATGCGCCCAGACGGGTCCACCGACGGTGACTTCGTCACTGAGGGCGCAGGGCTGCTTGGCCTCACTAACGAAGAGGCAGTTCATCTCTTCACCTGCACGATGGACAACGGCGATGCGCTCATGCTGCTGCGTTCCCTCATCGACAACGACGGTGAGTTCGACGACGATCTGAAAAGGTGCCTGGACTGCAAACCATCGCACGAGGCCGACTCATGAGCGACCAGGACACCGTGATCGTCAAGATCAAATGGTCGACTATCGAGTATCACAGCGGGTACTTCCGCGTCCCAAAGGGTTTCGACCCGGACGACTACGACATGGGCAACGCGATGAGCGACCATGACGAGGAAACCTACGAATGGCTTAAGCGAGACGATTTCGAGGTCTATGACACGGAGTGGCCCATCGACATGGAAGAGGCAATCGACCTCGACCTCGAAGGGCACGAACTCGAATGATCACCCTCGATGACGCGCGCGAGAGCATCGGTATCACGGTGCTCTGCGACGGCTTAGGACCACACAGTCGCGGCGAAATCATCGCCGTAAACGAATCCCACGTGATCGTCCATTATTTCAACGATCCCATGCTGTCCACCAGGGCGACGCGGCCCGGTGATCTGAGTTTCGTGTACCGAAGGGGCAAGCCCCCAATGACGTTGGCGGTGCTGTTCTCTCACGCCAGCTCAATGGTCTACGAGGAGTTAGTCACTCCAGAACGGTTCACGTGTCGCGTGCCGGCGGCAACCTTCGCCCAGCGGATTGCGCGTATTCAAGGAGTCGAGTACGAGGTCATGGAGCTTGTCGGCGGACACTGGCAGAGTCGTCGCGGAGAGTCCCCGGTAGAGGTCATTCGACGAAGGTGGCAGGCGTGACGTGGTACCGAGTCGAAGATCGAACCGCAGGCCACGTCGTGCTGGTCGAATCGACCTCCCCACATGGAGCAGTTCGCAAGTACAACGACCGATGGCCGCCCGACCTCATGATCAGCAAGGCAAGCAATGACGACATTGCGGCCTGGACGACGGACGAAGAGGGGTGCCAACCGTGGCCCCTGTGAGTCCTGAATCCATGGATGCCAGTGGGGCACGTCAGACAGTCACCGAGCTGCGGCTGACCGGACTGAGCCCGCTGTACATTGCCAATCACCGCCTGGTTCCTGTCGAGGCTATGCGCGCCCTGATCAGCGGACGTGACGAGAAGGGCAATCCGGTGTCCGAGATTGCATACCGCCACTACGAGTCCTTGGTGAAGGCTCCGATACCGCCGGCCAAGTTGCCCGAGTTTCCCGATAGTGGGTACGAGGGCATGGTTCTGCCGTTCGGCACGATTCGACGGCTGCGAGCATTGATGGCTCTGGGCCACGACACGGGATACCTCACGCAACGAATCGGTGGGTCACCCTCACGTCTCAGCACGGTGATGCACCCCTGGATCACGGGGCAGGTGACCGCCGAGGGCGCCGTGAGGGTATACCGCACGTACCAGACCTTGCGCCTGATCGCAGGCTCGTCAGAGGCCGACCGCATCGAGGGGAAACTCCGAGGCTGGGACATCTGGCTAGACGCTGATCCCGACGATTTCGATCGGGTGGTGGTCGATGACTACGGATACATCGAAAACGACCCTGCCGTCGATACAGGAGGATCATGATGACTTCGCTGGTCGTACCTCACCATCACGGTTACAGTGCTACTGACCACGATTTAGGGCACTACGCCCAGTAGCGGGGGAAACGATGTCAGACGACAAACTCAAGCTCGACTTGGAGGCGCTGGATAAGCTGTCCCCGGAGCTGAGCGATATAGCTAAACGGGTGAACGCGAAGGCGGCGAGCCCAGCGAAGATCGAGGCTGGGGAGGCGCCGTCGTTGGTGGCGGTGCGTGAGCTTGTCACCCAGGCCATCCCCGGTTTGCAACGCGCGTTCGCGGGCCGCTGCTCCAACGTCGCTGACCTGTCGGTACAGACCAAGAATGGGTTCGGGGACACCGAGGAACACGTGACACGGCTAATCGCGTCGGTGACCGGGCTGTCGCGGGGTGGTCGCTGATGGCCGGGTATTCGTTGCGGATGCTGTTGTCCACCAAGCCGGAGAATGCCATCGAGGGCATGCGCCAGGCGATCCTGGCGGCCACTGAATTGCAGGGCGAGGCCAAGTCCTACAAACACGCCATCGAGAGACCAGGTGGCCAGGAATGGCAGGGCAAGGCCGCCACCGCCGCCCAGGACACCGCAGCCGCCGACGAGAAGGTGGTCTACGGAGCCACCGAGCGTGTCCGCGATGAAGGCAACGATGCATTGAACACGTTGGCGTTCAAGGTCAAAGAGAGCCACAGTAAGCCAGTTCAGATCTACAACGATATGACCAGCCACGGCTACACCGTCTCCGAAGACCTCAAAGTGGACTGGATCGTGCCGCCACGCGCCACCCCCGAACTCATCGCACAGGGCAAGAAAGTCGCCGAACGCGTCACCCGCGAGATCCGCGCCGCCTACGACACCTGGTGGGCCGCCGAAGAAGAAGCCCAAGGCGAAATCCGGGCAATCATCAGCGAGCTGAACACTTCCTACAACCCCATCGGCGGTCTGACGGCCAACGCCGGACACCTCGACGGCGCCTACTTGCAAGGCGGCACCCAATGGGACACCGACGTGTTGGGCCGTGTGCAGGCCGCGTCCACGCTGGATGCTCAGCAGCTCCAAGACCTCGCAACTGGCAAGAAGATCGACATCGGGTCGAACCGGATGCAGTACCTGTACCAGTTCGCGCACTCCTTCGACGGCAAGACACCTGACCAGATCGCCGCCATCAAGGCTGGGTTGCCGCCCGCGCAACGCGACGCCATGACCCGCGCCCTCGCGATAGTCGCCAACGACCAGGTCCGCTCCGGTGTGGAGAACACCAGCGGTGTCACCGAGGCCACCAAGAAGAACTTCATCCCCGGCGCCGGGTCACTGGCCAACCTGTCCGATGGCATGGTCGCCGAGATGACCCGTGGTGATCGGGTCGCTAGTGGCCCGCTCGGTGTTGGCCCCGCCGCCGACAAGGCCGGGTTGCCGAACATCGAACTGCGCGGCGTTGACGACATGCAAGCGATGGCCAAGATCTTCGACGGCGCTGGCCCCTACCTCAACGGCTCCGAAGCCGGAAAGGCGATGCTGGATGCGGCCAGCCAGTACTCCAACGCTGACATCGACAGCCACTCGGCCGAAAAACCTGCACACCTGACCTCCGATGCCCATGGCCCGCTAACCAACGCCCTAGCCGACATCTATAAGAGCGGGGCGCAAGATCAGGTGGGGGTGCACGAGATCGTCACCGGTGAGCCCACCGAGGGCGAGAAGTTCCTGCGCGGTGTGCTGGGTGAGAACTACGGGGATCAGTCCGGCAAGGTCGATGACACCCTGGCCTGGGCTGGCGATCACTCCCAGAAGGGGGCCGAGGTCGCCAACCAGGTGGGTCACTACATGGCCGAGCACAAAGACGAATTGCAGCACATGGCCGGGGGCGGCAACTTCGCCCAGAACAACCCCGAAATGGCCGGAACCACAGCCAAAGTCGAGGGTGAGTACCTGAGCCAGTTCGCCGATTCGGACCCCACCCATCGGCAAGACCCCGGCATCAAGCCGTTCACCAAGGCCGACGAGATGCGGGACATGATCTCCACCTTCGACAAGGGCCAATACTCCGGCGACATCATCAACGAAGCCGGACATCAACAGCACCAGCAGCTCCTTAACGACGCCGCCCGCACCGGCTCGGACCTAGATCTCAACGCCGCCGGGCGACTCTCTCAGGGCCTGGCCGATGGGGCACTGGACTCGGTCGCTGACAAACCCGCCGACGAAGGCATGGAAGCTGCCAAGAAGCTATTGGGCAAGCTGCCCCACGTGGGCGATGCCATCGAAGTCCTTGACACCGCACAAAAACACATCGACGATGCGTCGAAACTACCCGAGGGCTTCGCCCAGAACCTGGCTCAGTCAGGCAGTTTCGGGAACATTCAGGCGTACCAAACCAGTGTCCTCGATGCCCTTCTGCAAGCCCACCCCGGCATCGCCAACGACCCCGACATCGGTAAGTACATCAATAACGGACACCTCGACATCTCCTCCCTAGATGAGCAGGGCGTACGCCAGGCGAAGTCTGATCTGTCGAGGTGGTTCCAGCACACCGCCCCACGGGATTACAACTTCAACATGGAGCACTGGAACGACCAACAGGACATGGGGCGCCGATACCGCGACTGGGGACCAGGGACTAGCAAGTGACACCACTTCACGCACGTGCGGTGTTCGCTGCCGCGGCGTCCCTGCTGATGGCCTCGTGCACGCAGGACACCCCGAAAGCGCCTGCCCCGTGGGATTCCAACGACCGCACCACCGTCCGGTGGATACCCAACCCTGCCGCTGACCTCATGTCTCCCGAGGGCACCTTCATCCGCGCCGCGATGGAGTCCTGGCGGGCCGCTCAAGTAGGCCAGGGGCAGGGTATGGATGCCATCAGGGCCGGGGGATACCCCGGCTTCGACCATGCCTTCAACAACGTCTGGAAAGCCGGAGAGGTCGGCGGCACCGTCCGATTCGAGCGCCCCCTAGTCGGTACCGACTACTACGAGGTCGTCGCGCTAACCCGAGATGGCGACCGGTACAAGGCGGGTGTCTGCAACTACACATCGCAAATGGCAGGGCAGCTCGAAGACGGTCAATACTCAGGCCCCGGACCTAAACCGATGAATGGCGGCGAATGGATCACCTTCGGCCCCGACCCGAAACTCCCCGCCGACCAACAACATGCACCACCTGCTCAGCAAACGGGTCCAGCCGAGCGACCCACGGACAACGTGTTCGGCACATGGGTGCTCTTCGACTACGACCCACAGATCGCAACGACCTTGCCACAGTGCGTCAAATTTGCGCCGGGAACGCCAACGAATCTGCCCAACCCCAAGAAAGTGTCGGAGCCACCGCCAACCTTGCCGCCGGACCCAGGCTGGCCCGAGGGCAGCAAGGCGTAGCCCGGTGGCCAAGTTCGGTTATGGCTGCATATCACCGTTTTGTCTAGGCACAGCAACGCCATTGGCGCTACTGGCATCGCCAGTGGCGGTATCGGCGCTCGCTGCCAAAGACGTTACAAAGCCCGAAGTCCATCTCGCAATGTGGGCTCTGGTGATGTGTTGCGGGCTCCTCATTCCACTGACGTCCGACATGCTCGCACTACGCGCTCAACGCAAGCGTCAGGACAATTCAGAGCCCGGAGACGCTCCCGGGACCATCGTTGCAGGAACGTGCGTAATGGCGCTTCTTAGCTGGTGGCCCTTTGTCTCTAGTCTTCCAGGCAGAGTTCCGGAGGGGCCAGCCCTAGTTGCATTCAGAATGGCACTGTACGTAGGCGTTTTCGCGGCAGCGTCGATTCCGACACTATTCACACGTTCGTATCGTGTGAATGAACGATCCATTGCTCTTGGTGTAGGACTCGGAATCATTCTGGCTCTGTCAACCACCTGAGAGCATTGACACTACCTATAACAGCAGGTAGTATTAGAGTTGTTGAGGCAGGGAGTAAACCCGCCCGGAAAGGAATGAACCTTTGAGCACGTCACCCCAATCTCGTTGCCCCCTTTGCGGCGACAGCATGGCTGAACCAGCTGTCCGCAATTCGCTGTCGCGGGTGGATAACTCCACCTACATCTGCAATCGGTGCGGCTTGGCTGAGGTCATGCTGCGAAAGACGAAGGACAACGAACCACGCCAATGCCTGTACTACGACGAGGCCATGGGCGTTGGGCTGGTCACCGAGAACGAGCCTGGCTACTACCCGTTCGCCGCGGCTTCGCCGGCCGTCGACGCGACGTGGGTCCAGTCCTACGTGAAAGCCGCCAACGAGAAGTCCGGCCTGAGTGAGCAGGATGCGAATGACATCGTGGTGAGCTCGATGTTCGGGCGTCAACAGAAGTTCATCGACAAGCACTACGCGTCGCGGGGTGCCCGGTGAAGAAGACGAATTGCGTTCTCGCCAAGGATCTGAACGCCACGAACATCGGCAACATCATCCGATTCCGGCGACTCAACGAGAGGACCCAGGTCAGCGAGATCATCGACGCTGAACTGCGCAAGATCTACCACATTGAAGGATCTACCGTTGTGAACGTGGGTGAAGGCGCGAGCGTCGAGTACATCCTTGAGCACGACGACGCTGTGGTGATCGACCCACCGGCGTTCTACGAAGGTACCTGGGTCGCAGAACTGGGGCTGGACGGACCTGCCTGATGACCACTTTCGATCTCGCCGACGGCGAGCCAACACCGGATCCATTGGGAGTGACCAAGTCTGAGCCGCTGTGTCCAGATTGCCTGCTACACCACGCCGGGGAGTGCTTCTGATGGCGCGCCACACGTGCCGCTACATCACCTGCGACACGGCCGGGTGCGACAGCGAGTTCAGCGTCGAAGGAAAGCTCGATTGGTTCGTGGTACAGGCCCGCGCCCGGAGCGCGGGATGGCGGCAGGACGGAAACACGCACCTATGCCCCACCCACCGACGCGTCTCCCCCGCCCGAGTGCGCGAACTGACAGGAGCCACACGATGATCGACATCGTCGTCTACACCGACCAAGAGCGGCTCCCCAACGGGAAGCGAATGAATCCGGTAGACGTATGGCGAAAACTCAAGGCAGCAGACCTCGGTGGTATCCGGGGTGTGACGATCATCGACCACGCCACTGGACTCACATCGACCTTTCGCGATGATGAAACCGCGGTGTGGGCCACCAGCACCACAACGCCATGACCAGCTCGAACCGTCACGTGACACGAAAAATGCCAGCTGCCCCGGGGGGTTGGGCAGCTGGCATCCACAGCTTAGCGACTGACTCTCGTGTTTGTCGGACGCCGGTGAAATGATCGCGTCATGAGCCTCAAGAAGACTGGTCAGCTGAGCGCCGGCACAACTGCCGTCTGCTTCGTCACGGCTGGAGTGATCTCCTACGGGTTCTTCAACGGATTCGACTTCCTGCGCGATGCATTCTCGGTGGCAGCCGCCGTGGTGTACGTGATCGTGTTCCTGGCTGCGCTCGCCGCAGCGGTGGGGTTCGGATGGATCTGGCTCGACCACAAGATCTCGGAGCGTCGCACGCTCATGGCTAAGCAGGCCATGGAGATTGCCGAGCTGCAGCGCAGGGCATCACTACCCATTCTGTGCGGCGAGCGACCCAGCACCCTTGGCGCCGGCCCGTGCATTGAGCCGCTGTTCCACGTCGGGCTCCACCAGGACAAGGACGGGCATCGATGGTGGTCATCTGTTTCCTTCGAAAGGCTCGCTTAACCGTCCCTCTTGTCGGTGGCACGCGATACCGTTATCCGAAACGAGCTTCGCGACATGCAAGGAGAGCAATGAGAAAGCTGGGGCTGTTCATTGTCGCCGCCGCGCTACTGACGGTGGTTTTCGTTTACAACCGAGATCGCCCGGTGGAAAATGCGGCACCCATCTCCCGCGACGAGGCCGCGGGGGTGACCTCCACTACCGCGGTTTCAACGACTTACCTGGAAGCCAAGGAAGCGGCGACTTGGAAGGATGTGGCCGGGGTCATCACCAGCGAGACGGCCGTCTACTCCAATCCTCTCCAACAGGTCACTCCGCCGCCTACTACCCCCGTCCCGTTGCCGCAACGGACATGGACGTTGCCCGCCGGCACAAGGGTCACTATTGAGTGCAAAGCTGGACTGGAGTACTTCACCAGCGACGGAACGTCTTTCACCCCGAGCGTCTTCGTCTATTACGACTCCGGCAAGCCGGAAGTCAAGGGGCAGGGATATGTCTCGGGAAATGCGATTGAGGTCACCGGACGGAGGCCGGATACAAACGAAAAGCTCGTCATCGGACAAATCAAGCTGTGCTGACGGTCGATATGGCAGAAAAGATTGGCCTGCCACTACTCGGACTCGTATCAGGCTGGCTGTTGGCGGTGTGGAAGGGCGGCCGTCATCGCTCCTGGGATTCGCTCGGTTCAGACCTTGATCTCGCCGACAAATTGGAGAACTATTTCCCTGAACATGCAGAGTGGCTGCGTATGTCGGTGGCAGCCCGCCTGAAAGGCCGAGGGATATCTGATAGTCGGCCGAGGATGGACCCATGGCAGGCTGTGGTTGGAATCTGCTTCGTTGCGGCAGGTTTCATAGGCACGATGGTGTTCAAGGGCGATCTCAGCCATCCGGCGGACAAGAGCGAAGCATTTGGAAACATCTTCTTCACGCTCGCGATGTTGTTCACGGTAGTCGCGGGATCATTCATTTTGGTTCGCGACGGCTTCACAGCCCGATTTCGGCCGCCCGGTATCTCCGACTTGCTAATGCCCGGATACACCAAGAACGAACGCAAACAGCTCGGTGACGAATTCAAGCAACTCCATGAACGAGCCAAGGCCCTCCCCGAGCCGACAGAAATATCGCCAGCCGACAAGGAAGGCGAGGCCGAGCCCACCGCCGGGCTCTGGTCGTGGTTGACTGCTCGGGCCCGCCGGCACCGCGGGGCCGACGAGATACGTTGAGGCAAACCCAGGAGGGTGGTTATGGCAGAAAACGATGGTTGGCGCACCATCCAGGTGGCTCCGGTGGCGCCCGGGTTGTTCGTAGGCGCGTTCCCGGTAGTGGCAGTTCTATTACAGGAATTCGTGAACAACCCCAAGGAAACCCGGGTTGTGATGGCGTTCCCAAATAGCGGTGACGGAGTGCTGGAACCGTGGGAAAAGGTGCACGGGCATGTCGAATGGTCCGACGCATGGAATAGGCCAAACAACCCGGACTAGCCCTTTCCGTACTAACCACGTTGGTACGGAATCGCATGAGCAGCTGCGGGGCGCTCCTACCGTGTCGGGTTACCTTTACGCAGGTCGCATCCACTGCGAGGGCAAAGAATCAAGATTGTTTTCTGGATCAGCTTTCGCCCCAGTTCAACGTGCTTTACCATGTTCCCCATGGCCTCCGGGGACATCGATTCAGGCAACCACTACAAGGCAAACTGGTGCCGCGTACTGCAACATCAGCCCGACAAGCCGGTAGTTCAGCGCGCACGTCAGCGGGTCCGTGCCGCACTGGTCGCGGTCGCAGTCCTCGCGGTTGGGGCTGGCACCGTTCAGGTCGCGACGATGCACACGGCCCCGGGGAGTGGCTTCTCCACGCTGGCGACGGTGGGCGCGGAACCTACCGGCCCGCCGGGACCGACCGGAGGCATGACCGACGGTGGGGGCTCTCAGTTCCAGCCGCCCGCGCAACCTCCGTCAATGCCGGATTACCAGGGTGGCAACAACTTACCGCCTCTGGATCAGAACTCTGGTATTTCAATTTACAATTCCGGCAATCCGCAAGCG